CTGCAGTTTTCTTTTCCTGATCTCTCCAATAAGAGTGACACACAGGAACCTTTGTGTTTCCGTAGCTGTTTATGTTTACATCTTCTGTTATTGGGATGTTGTTTGTCTGCCTATGTCTGTCAGAAACAAACTTCTCGATAGCCTCCCTCTCCTCCTTTGTGATATCATAGCTTTCATAAATATCTGTAGGCAACATTCCTGGAACCTTACCCATATAGTCGGCATCGGACAAATCATATTCTTTTGCGGACCTGTCAAAGAAAAACTCTTCCGACTCAACAACTCCATATCTCTGGTGAGCACCATGCTCAAACCCCTCCATTACGGCAAGCCCTGAAAGACCAAGGTTTTGAGCCACTCTAACTTGTTTTTCTGGTAGATTGTTTAACTCCGTAGAGTATTTGATAAGCCTGTTGATCACTTTTACATAAGCATCAACATAAAGATTTTCATGTATTGTTTTGGTCTCCTTTTCGCTATCACCTATGGATTGGTCTGCAGCTTTTATAAGCCTACCTAAAGCAGGGAATTCTTGAGCGATGTTGGTAATAAGAACTTGTCTACCAAGAGACTCTTCTCTTCGGTTGATAGCTTTCTTGGAAACACTTTTTGCAGCAGCATTTATGGTAAGCCTTATTGCATTACCTCTATACTGTTCGATCATTGGTCTAATCAAGTTGTGAACAACTCTAATTCTATTCCTATCCTGATTTGTGCTATCTTTCAAGAATGACTCAACATCCTCTTTGTATATCCATTGGTCTCCCTTATAGAATTTTTTATTTAGCTTGGTCTTTGCTATGAACTCTTGATGCAATGAATTTCCTGCATCTGTGAGACAAAACTTTCCGTATTCTAAGTGATATTCCTTCTCAGATAATTCGTTATCGAATCTGTTTGGCTTACTTACGGAATGTTGTGTAAAATAAAACATACTTTAAATTTTATTCATTGTGATGAAATTTATCTACCAAATCCTCTGAACTTAAATCAATTTCTTTTCCATCCTCTGTCTCGGACAAGCTAAAACCACCTTCTGCCTGGTTTATTAAGTTTGGTAGAACCTTACTTACGGTGCTACACGCATCTATGTACGCTTTCTTCTTAGTCCAATCAACCTCGCCTTTTTCTGTTATAAACTCTTTCTTGATATCTATATCAATGAGACCTTCATAATTTCCCATTATAGTCTCAATCATCTTTTTAGCCCTCATTCTTGGTCCAACCTCGAACCTCGTCATTTCATGTATAGCGATCCTGATTTTCTCCGGAAAATCTCCTGCTAAAAACTTTTCCTTATTCCTTTCAAGAGCTTGATGAGTATAAGCCTCTGTCATGCATTTTTCTCTCTTTACTCTTGGGTTCTCTTCGTTATAGAAAGGACTTGATTTACAGCCCATATACCAAACGAATAACATATCTTCTTTTCCAAGCTTCTTAAATGTTTCTATTTTTGCAAGCTCTGGATAGTCCATCAAAAGACTGCTTTTAGTCTTCGGATAAAACATCGAATACTTCTTATCTACTTCTTCTGACATTAGAATATCTTTTTTCTTACAGGAACTCTTTCAAGCATACCATCTTTATCTCTACGGAGTTCATAACTAATTTTATACCTATCCTCCTCACTTTTAATCTCTTTAGGTTGTAAATGGGTATAAGATAAGCTACAAATATAGGCAAAAACTACGGCAAATAAAACATCATCGTGATATTTCCTTTTGTCGGCTGTTCCCCAAGTCTCGTTTCCGCTTGCTGTTATAGTGCAAATAAAGGTTCTTAATTGTATAAAGAATGTGTCAATATAAACCCTATCTCCAAAAGCTTTAATGAACTCATGCAGCATATTTATAATAAATCTTGTTCTGGCCGATCTATTATCTATACCAACAACATGTCCGCCACCTTGCATTGCAACAGGTAACTCTGTTCTATAAACAAGGCTGTTGTAGAAACCTTTGGTCTCAACATAGTCGCAGTAAGCTGTTCCGATGTTGGCTTCAACAAGTTCTTTTACCCTTCCTTTTCCTTGGCTCTTAGTGTCATAATATAGTCCGAGCAGCATTGTTTGAAGGAATGTATATCTGTGATCTGAGTCCCTGTAATTTACTATGGCAGCTACAGTGTTAAATACAACATCGATTACTGCAGAAGCCATATTAGAGTAACCATTATCAGACATTACAGGGTCGACTCCAGAATAATACCTGTTTATCCAATTCGGTTTAGGATGCATAAATATAGTGCACGAGGCTCTTGGGTCAGCATCTTCTGTAGGAACAAAGTTTACGCCTATAATTTTAAATGGAACATCTTCATTTTCTCCTGCAGGTGTGTTTTGGTCAAATATGGGCTCAAAGAAACCCTTCTGAGGCTTGAGCTCTTGAGGTAATTCTCGTATTCGCTCTAACTGTCTATTTATATAGTCAATAGAAACAAGTGTCTTGTTTGATGTTAAGAACATGTCCTCAACGATAGATGGGTATGTTTGTCTAAACTGAACAAGTCTCTCCTCCTTGTCTGGGCCATCTACAGTATATGCAGCACGCTCGCTCTCGTAGAACTCTCTTGTGATACCAGGTCTTGTTGTCCAATCAAAGAATATTGGAATAATACCTGTCTCAAACTCCCTGTTCTGCCACTTCTTCATTGTGTTCATATACTCTTCCTCGTAAGCCTTACCACCCTTATCCATTTCACCACCTGTACCCCAAATTACAATTTGACGCTTCATGATAAGCTTCTTGCTTACAGGGTCCTGCATAAACATTGTTGGACGAGCTTCCTTGATCATCTTACCTAATATGCCAATATAACCAGCGTCATCGACCATTACAAGCGGAGGGGAACCACCATTAATAGCAGATACCGATGGTGCAACTACTTGAAGTTTTGGGTTTACACCTTTGGTAGTACCTTTCTTGACCTTCCTACTTAGCCTGAATAGGTTATCTCTATCATTACTAACTGTTGGCTGCATCCAGCCCGGAAGCTCACTGAAAGGGTATTTAATCTTATCCTCGAAGATTTCTATACCTGTTTCCTTATCTTGGGTGATAAACTTTAGGAAGAAGTTCCTGTAAAACACTATTTTCTTCAATGCACAACCACCAAGCGTTGATGTTGCTGCAATCTGACGAGGCTTACCAATCATCATGGAGTAGCCACAGTCGAACAGGTAAGATATTACTTCGTGCACAGGTTTTGCATCGTAAGTTCTGGCACCTGAAGACATATCACCCTCTTTAAGCATTAAATACTTGTTCAAGAAATAAAGTGTGTTCTCTTTACATCTACGCATCTCCTCAAGAGCATAAACTTCTTGCTGTTCTGCAGTGTTGTAATCAGTTATAGATCCATTTTCCGAATACCAATCGCTTGCTTGCTGAACATATAGGCTAAACTTCTTAAACTTCTTCATTTTCTGGAAGCCAGAGTTTATACTATCAATCCACTCGATGAATTCAGGCTCGTGCTCAGTCTTTGATATAGGTAGCCAATCTTCTGCTGTTATACTCATATCACCATCAAATCGATAGTGATCAATACTCATTAAATCTTCCTTACCTTCAGCAGAATGTATAATAACATCCTTGTCTGAAGATTCGTCTACATCGACAATTTCAATGTGTTTGTCGGCCTCTATGCCTCTCTCACTTTTTATTTTGGGATCAGACAAGATGAGTTTCTTGTCCTGTTTTGGACCTTTAATTTTCTTCTTTTCGATATACCCCCCATCTTCGAGCTCCTTTATTTGTTCAGGCTTTAGCTCAACTTTTTTGTTGTATAGGTCAAAAAGAAAATCAAGCCTCGTGGACTTAGTTACTTGCTTCTTGGTCTTCTTATCCATCCTACAAATAAAAGAAAAAACCCTCACATGTGCAAGGGTTTTTTATTATATGTCTCGTGTTACTTTTGGCTGCGAACTAACCTGTCATTTAGGAGTTGGAATACTTACACTCCACCAACACGCCTTTTCTGGCGTTCTTAGGTTCAACATCTGAAACTTCTTGCTGTTTCCAAGAGCAATTAGTTTCAGGAAGAGTGTTAGTTGTTACAGGTTGAAAAATACCTATAGCAACAACCGATAGTACCGCCATTGATACTATGAGTACAGTTACTAATATGTGTTTAGTATTTTT